CCCCCAGAACGCATCGAGCGCACCCCCCCTCCCCCCTCGTTCGGCAGGTGGGGGGGCGTGGTGAGTGAGGGGGCCCCCAGCCTCTCTGAACAGTGAGCAAAAAAAGTGGACATCAACAGTTACCTCCCTCGCGAAATCTTCGTTCCACTGCACAACCGCACGGCGCGCTGGGCGTGCGTTGTCGCGCATCGTCGTGCTGGAAAAACAGTAGCTCTATGCGCGGACCTGGTGATCGCGGCGTTGGAGTGTGCGTTTGAAAAACCGCAGGTGGCGTATTTGAGTCCGTTTCGGGAGCAGAGCAAGCGTGTTGCGTGGACCTACTTGAAGGATTTGACCAAGCCGCTCTGGATCAAATCGCCCAACGAGAGCGAATTGAAAATCACCATTCGCACTGCGCGTGCTGGAGATTTTGCGACGATTTATTGCGGGGGTGCCGACAACGAGACGGCGTTGCGTGGTTTGTATTTGGATCAGGTCGTGCTCGATGAGGTTGGGCAGATGCGTCCGAGCACTTGGTACAGTGTCATTCGGCCGACGTTGTCGGATCGCATTGGGAGTGCGTTATGGGCTGGGACGCCTGCTTCCAAGAACTTTTTCTGGCAGTTGCGCGAGGAGGCTCGTTTGAACCCCAAGACGCATTTGTTGTTGGAGTTGCCGGCGAGTCGTACCAATGTATTGTCGGTGGAGGAGCTGCGTGATGCGCGCGCGCAGATGACCGAGGAAACTTACCAGACTGAATATGAGATTTCCTTCGATGCCAGTGTACCAGGCGCGTACTACGCCAAACTGATAGGGGATGCGTATGAGCAGGGCAGGGTGGGTGATCACTTGCGGGATGCGGAAGTTATGGTCGATCTGGTCGCGGATCTGGGTTATACGGACAGTTGTTCGTGGTGGGGTTGGCAGACTGTGCCGGGCGGTTACCGAATTTGTGACTTTTATGAAAACGACGGGCAGCCGATCGGGCACTACATCGAGTGGGTCAAGTCGCGGCCGTATAAAGTCGGCACGGTCTGGCTCCCGCACGATGCCAAAGCGAAAAGCCTGCAAACGGGCAAGTCGATCATCGAGCAGTTCCTGACCGCCGGCATTATGCCGCGGTTGGTGCATGAATTGTCCTTGCAGGATGGTGTTGAGGCGGCGCGACTGGTGCTGCAGAAGTGCTGGTTTGACGAGAAAACGGTGTACGACGGGCTCGAGCATTTGCGTGGTTACATGCGCGAGTGGGACGAGCGCACGCAGACCTTCCGCAACCGACCCAAGCACGACCAGCATTCGCACGCCGCGGACGCGTTTCGTTACTTGGCGATAGTCGCGAAACCCGTTCCTTCCCATTCGTCAAGTGGTGATGCTACCATTGCCACGCGTAGCGTTGGCAGCTACGAATTTTGCCTGAACGACATTTTGGATTGTGGGCCAAAGAATTCGAGGCGAATCGGATGAGCAGCACAATCAGTACTCGGATCGAATCAACGAAGGATTTTGCCGACACTCCGACCGGCATGGCCGAGCGTTGGTCTACGGAGTTGGAGGCGGCGCAGAAAGAGCTGCAGCAGTTCCAGGACAAGGCCGACAAGATCACGCGCCGTTACCTCGACAAGCGTGACAATTTCCAGGAGGACGAGTCGCGCGTCAATTTGTTCTGGTCAACGACGCGGGTGTTGTTGTCGTTGCTTTATGCCCGTCCTCCGCGTGCATCTGTGGCGCGTTCGTTTTTGGACGCGGAGGACGACCAGGCGCGTGTGGCTGGGCAGATTATTCAGCGTTTGCTGAACAACTCGTTTGACGACAATGTTTCGACCTGGGACGCGGCGATACGCCAGGGCATTGAGGATTGGCTGATCGTCGGCATGGGGCAGTGCTGGTTGCGCTACGAGGTGCGGACGCAGCTCGAAGAAGTGCCTGCGCAGATCGACCCGCTGACCGGCGAGGAGTTGGTCCCGGCATCGACTTACGAGCGCATTGTCGATGAAGATGCGCCCGTCGATTACATCTACTGGCGGGATTTCTTCTACTCGCCCGCGCGCACGTTTGATGAGGTGCGCTGGGTAGCGCGGCGCGTGTACATGACGCGCGACCAGTTGGTTGCGCGTTTTGGCGAGGAGATTGGCAAGGCCGTTCCGCTGCAGAACATGCGACCGAAAGATTACAACGACAGTCAGCCCAGCAACGATCCCTGGTCGAAGGCGCAGGTGTTTGAGATTTGGTGCAAGGAAAACCGCAAGGTCTACTGGCTCGCGAAAGGTTTCGATGTCATCCTCGATGTCAAAGACGACCCGCTCGGGTTGGACAACTTTTTCCCGTGTCCCAAGCCGCTCGTTGCCAATGCCACCTCGAGCAATTTCATGCCGCGCGCGGACTACATCTTTGCCGAGGATCAGTTCAACGAGCTCGATGAGATCAACACGCGCATTTGTTGGTTGACGCGCGCCGCGAAGGTGGCCGGCGTGTACGACAAGAGTGCGGGCGATTCGGTTGGCCGCATGTTCCAGCAGGCGGCAGAGAACCAGCTCATCCCGGTGGACAACTGGGCGATGTTCTCGGAGAGCGGGGGCATTCGCGGCAAGATCGATTTTGCTCCCATCGAGCAGATCGTGGGTTGCATCGAACGTCTGCGCCAGTACCGGCAGGACAAGACGGTGCAAATTTACGAGGTGCTTGGCATTTCCGACGTGATGCGCGGCGCGTCACGCGCAAGTGAGACGGCTACCGCGCAGCAGATCAAGGCGCAGTTTGGTTCGACGCGTGTGCAGCTTCTGCAGTTCTACATTGCGGAGTGGGTGACGCAGGCGTTGCGCATCAAGGCCGAGATCATCAGCAAGCACTGGCAGCCTGACATCATTGTGCAGCATTCAAACATTCTGCGCACGCCGGATGCGCAGTTTGCGCAACTGGCAATCCAACTGATCAAAGACGAGCAGCTCGAGGAGTATCGCATTTCGGTCGAGGCCGATTCGATGGCGGCGATGGACTGGGCGGCCGAGCGTGATTCGGCGGTGCAGTTCATGCAGGGGCTGGGTGCATTTGTGTCGCAGGTTGCGCCGTTCACGCAGAGCACCCCTGGTGCTGGTCCGTACTTGCTGCGCCTGATGCAGTGGGCGGTTTCCAAGTTCCGCGTCTCGGGCGAGATCGAGGGCATTCTGGATCAGGCGGTTGGCGCGATGAACCAGCAGTTGCAGAACCCGCCGCAGTCGCAGCCCGACCCGAAACTGTTGTTAGAAGCCGAGAAGATCAAATCGAACGAGCGCATTGCGATGATGGAGACTCAGAGTGACGAGAAGGTTGCGGCGCTCAAGGCGACGATGGAATTGCAGAAGGTCGAGATGCAGGGCCGCATCGACCAGATGAACGCCCGTTTCGACCAGATCATGGAGTTGATGCAGTTGCGCACCAACAATTTGCAATACCAGGATTTGTCGAATGCGGTCGGTCAGTTGGCGCGGCGCGATGGTGCGCCTATGCGCGACCAGGCGGGCAACATTGCCGAAGTGCGCGGGGTGGCCGACGCGTCGATCGGGATGTCCGGCATCCCGCAATAAATCGTGAGATGAGCGTGGTTGCGCCCTAGAACGAAAATGAAACGCAAAGGCAAGCGAGGAAACGCGTTGAATCATCTAGGAAAGTTATGGGGCGACCGCCACTACGACGGGCTCCAGGCAACTGACGGCACTGACATCAGCACGCGCAAAAAGCACCGCGAGTATATGCGGCGCACCGGCTACACGACCGTGGACGACTTCACCGATTCCTGGGCGCGAGCCAAGCGAGAGCGCGAACACTACTTGCGCCACGGTGGGTCGGTCAGCAAGGCAGACATTTCCGACGCTATTGAACGGTTGAAAGGGAGGTCGCATAAATGAGTGAAACCGCCACGATCAGAGAAGCTCTAGAAGCGGCCGTGCCGCCGAGCGACGATGACACTTTTGCTGTTGCAGAAACGGCCAGCCAATCGGTTTCGCAGGAAATTGCTCCGCCCGCGCCTGTGGAGGCGGTTCAGCAAAGTGCGGACGCGCCGGTCGCGAAGGAGCCGCCGCGGCGCGGTCGTCCGCGAAAAGATGCTGCGCAACCGGCGGTGTCCCCGGCGGCGCCCGAGGCACCGCAGGCGTCCGTTACCTCGCAGGAAGGCATAACGCCGGGTCCGAAATCGGAACCCAAAGGCGAGCAGCGTGCGCCGGCAAGCTGGCGCCCCGACGTGCGCGAGCACTGGGCGCAACTGCCCCCCGACGTGCGTGCTGAAGTGGCGCGGCGCGAGGGTGAGATGCAGCGGGCGATGCAGGAAACCAGCGAAGTACGAAAATTTGCCGAGCAGCTCAGTCGCGTCGTTGAACCGTACCAGGTTTTCATCAAGGCCGAGAACAGCAATCCTTTGCAGGCGATTGACAATCTGATGAGTACTGCTGCTCGCCTGCGCACCAGCACGGCGCCCGAGCTGGCGCAGCTTATGGCGGGCATGGTGCGTCAGTTTGGCGTCGGTCGCTTTGGTAACCAGTTCATCGAGGCGTTGGATTCGGCTCTGGCCGGTGAGATTCCCCACGTCGATCCTCAACAGGTTCGACTCCAACAGGCGATTCAGCAGCAACTGGCCCCCGTGACCCAGTTCATGTCGCAGTTTCAGCAGGCGCAATATGCGCATGAAGCCCGCGTGCGGAGTAAAGCGAGCAGCGAGGTTGAGCAATTCCTGGCGCAGGCTGAGTTTGGCGCCGACGTTCGCGAGGAAATGGCTGATCTCATGGAGGTTGCCGAGCGGCATCATCGATCGTTGTCGCTTCAAGACGCCTATCGCCAGGCGTGTGTTTCAGATCCTCGCATTAGAAAGGTTCTGCAGGGGCGACTTCAGGCGCATGGAACGCAGCAATTAACGGGTGCGGCGCAGCGGGCGAAAGCGGCTGCCGTCAGCGTTTCCGGTGCGCCCACGCTGGCGCCCATGCAAGCCGAACCAGACTCTGTCCGAGCCGCCGTCGTGGCGGCTATTGCGGCAAACTCGCGATGATGGTATAAGCCGCGTGGGGTCGTAAGGCCCGGTGACTTCAAGGCACCACAGCCACCGAAACTCGAGGAGCGCGTCAGCGCCCACCTGCGAAACGGACTGAAAGGTCTGCGTGGGGGTTCACAAAAACGGTGAGGCGTAAGCCTCAGTCTTTTTTGTCGAAAAAGGAGTTTCATACATGGCTTTTGCAAATCCAAATGTTACCGACATCATTGCGACTACGATTCAGTCGCGAACGCGGCGTATAGCCGACAACGTGACGAAGAACAACGCGCTTTTGGCGCGTTTGCAGCAGCGCGGAAATGTGAGGACGTTCTCGGGCGGCAATACCATCATTCAGGAACTGAGCTTTGCCGAAAACGGCAACGCCGGTTTTTATTCGGGATATGACTTGCTTCCGGTTAACGCTCAGGATGTACTTTCTGGAGCTGAGTTCAATATCAAGCAGCTTGCGTGCCCGGTCGTTATAAGCGGTCTCGAGATGTTGCAGAACAGCGGCCGCGAGCAGTTGATTGATTTGCTCGAGGGGCGCATCAACGTCGCGGAAGCGACGATGGCGAACAAGCTGGCGCAGTCGATTTACTCTGACGGGACGGGTTCCGGTGGCAAGGAAATCACAGGGCTCAACGCTGCTGTGCCTTCCAACCCATCGACTGGCACTTACGGGGGAATCGACCGAGCGTCTTTCTCGTTTTGGAGATCGCAGTTGTATGACTTTAGTGCGCAATCGGTGACGCCGGGATCAGCTACGATCCAGGCGGGGCTCAATACGTTATGGTCGAGCCTGGTGCGTGGTGCAGATCGACCGGATTTGGTCGTTCTCGATACGGTTTACTGGACGTACTACCTCACCTCTTTGCAGGCGCAGCAGCGTTTCACTGATCCGGCGACGGGCTCACTCGGCTTCCCGACCGTGAAATTCATGGATTCGGATGTCGTGCTCGACGGTGGCATCGGTGGATTCTGCCCGGCGTCCACAGGCTTCATGCTAAATACACGTTATATTTTCGTGCGTCCACATGCGCAGCGAAACATGGTTGCTCTGAGTCCAGAGCGTCGTTATGCCATCAACCAGGATGCGGCCGTACAGATCCTGGTTTTCGCCGGCAATCTGACTTGTTCCGGGGCGCAGTTCCAGGGACGGATTCAGAATTGATCTTCTGATCCTTGTGGAGGGGCGCGCCTGTTCTTCAACGTGCATACTAGACAGGAGTGACCCCTCCACGTTTTTTTGAGGAGCAATCTCATGGCAGCAACATATAGCGCGGCGGTCAATGCAACTAACCCCGCGGTCGTTGACACTAATTCTACGCAGGAAACTGGTGCCGCAATCGAGGGCATTGGATTATCTGGCTCTGATGGTGTCAGCTTGGCGGGATCGCGCATCGGCGGTGAGCCGGGCACCGATTTCAAGTTTGAAACCAACGAATGATTTAGGCGGGGCCGGCCGCACAGCCCCGCTTTTTTCGATTTACGGGGGTGTTTATGCAGACTGGTGTAGTGTCATCTGTTACGGCTTGGGATTTGGTTGCTGACGCGCCGGGGCTCGATCAGTCCCGATTTGTAGATGATGCCCGACTTTTCGTGCAATTTTATCGGCAGCCAATGATTCAGCCTGGCAAAAGCCGGGAAGCTGGACGTGCGATTTACAAGGAGGTCGATTGCATCAAAATCATGGTGCCTGGCGACAAACTCAACATTATAGATCGTCCGGTGGACGATCTTGATCGCCGCCGGTTTGCCGATCGCTATGCCAAATGGCAGGTGGGCGCCGGCACGACCATCGAAGGTACGCCACTTGCGTCGCTTCCTGGCATGACGCCAGGAAAGGTCGAGGAGTACAAGTTCTTCAACGTGCATACCGTCGAACAGATGGCGGCAGCGCCTGATAATCTCGGCCAGAAATTCATGGGTTTCCATGAAAACAAACGCTCGGCCCAGTCGTTTTTGGAGATTGCGAAGGGCAATGCGCCAATCGAGAAGATGAATCAAGAGCTCAAGGCGCGCGACGCCAAGATCGAGGAGCTGCAGGCGCAGATTGAGGCCATAACTCAGATGATGGCGGCCAAAGCAACGCAGAAGGAGTGATCGTGGATGGCGTTCCTGATTGTCAATGACTCTACTCTGTCTGCGATAGTCCAGAACGTCGCGCAATTCTGCTCTTTCTCGACACCAACTGACCCGGCGGGCGACACCGATCCCGCCGTGGTTCAGATGGTGCAGTCGGTCAATTTGGCGGGGCTCGACCTGCTCGGAATGGCTGATTGGCAAGAGCTGACCAAAACGCACACGATCAGCATTGTGGCCTCCTCGTCGGGCCAGAGCGAGCGCGGCTTCAGTTTGCCCGAGGATTTCTACGAGTTTGTCGATCAGACGCAATGGAACAGCACGCAGCAATGGCCGGCCATTGGGCCGATTTCGCCTCAATTCTGGCAGCAACTGCTGATCAGGAAAACGCTGCCCACGCTTTCGTTTTACTGGCAGGTTCGTGGTAATGAACTGTTTATCTTGTCGCCACCGACCTCCGCGCAGACTCTCAGCTTTTTCTACCAATCGATCGCATGGGTACGAGACCAGGACAACGCGAACCTTTACAAGAACCGCGCGACGAAGAACGGCGACGTAATTCTTCTGGATTCTTACCTGGTTACGTTGCTCGCGCGGGTGAAGTGGTTGGAAATGAAGGGGCTCGACAGTTCAGCCGCCATGCGCGATTTCCAACTCAATTTTGAAAACCGGAAGGGTAACGAAAAGGGCGCATCTGTGCTGACGATGACGCGTACTTATGCATTCCCGTACATCCAGCCGTTGGCTAATACGCCAGATACGGGTTTTGGGAGTTAGCGGTGCCACTCGTAAACCTTGCTCCGCGTAAAGTCTCGAGACGAACTGCGGCCGCGCAGGTCGCGCAGGTGTTTATCATTCCGGCGACAACCGGCGGCCTTAATTATCGTGACCCGATTGTCGCAATGGCGCCGACCGACGCGTTAATCCTCGAGAACTTTATTCCCAAGCAGACCGGCATCGAATTACGCAAGGGTTGGCAATACTTCACGCCGATTACCGGCATCAACGCGCATGTGCGCTCAATTTTCTCTTACAACGCGCCAGTCTCCGTAAACAACAAAGTGTTCGCCGCAGCCGGCGGCAACATTTACGACGTGACGAGTGGTACGCCGACAGTCGCCGTCCCAGGGACGGGTTCTCTGGACGACATTTGGGACACGACGCAGTTTGCAAACGGCGCCGGATCGTTCCTGCTCGCCGTGTCGCCAGGCGCTGGATATTGGGTTTATGACGGCACGACGTGGGCGAAGCAGACTGTTACTAATTTGCCGGCCAACCCTACATCGGTGGCCGTGTTCAAGAACCGCGTGTGGTTCACGATCTTGGAAACAACGACCGTGTATTACCTGGACACGGTGGACGCCATTACCGGCACTGCAGTCAGCTTTGAAATGGGATCGATCTTCCGTAACGGCGGTTATGCGCGCGGACTGATTAACTGGACACTCGATGCCGGCATCGGGATAGATGACTATTTTATTGTCGTCGGCTCGCAAGGCGACATTGGCGTGTGGCAGGGGACTGACCCGTCAGACCCCAGCAAGTTCAGTGTGCGCGGCGTTTGGTACTTGGGGCCGGTGCCGAAATATGGGCGGTTTTTCACCGCCTATGGCGGCGACGTGATGATAATTTCGGAGCTCGGTCTGGTGCCAATGTCGCGCCTGATCAACGGGCAGTTCAGTGAAATACAGCCGGGTCCATCACAGAAAATCCAATCGGTGTTGTCGCCGCTCATTTCGCGACTGCGCGACAAGAAGTCGTGGGACATCTTCGTCGTGCCGTCAAGCGATGTCATGGTTATCAGTTTGCCAGAGGACGCCGGCATTTATCGACAATACGCGATGAACATCAACACGGGCGCCTGGTGTACGTTCGTTTCCATACCGATTTCTTGTGCCACATTGCTCGGGGGGCAATTATATTTTGGAACCGAGAATGGCCGCGTCGCTAAGGGCTTGTTTGGCAACGATGACGCGGTCGAAACCAACGGCACGAATGGCACTCCGATCGAGGGCGAGGTGCAGACTGCGTTCAGTGCGTTTGACACGCCGTCGCAACTCAAGAAGTTTGGCATGGCACAACCGATTTTCATTGCGCCAACGGCGCCCTCGGTCAAGGTGCAGATCAACACCCAGTATAATTTTCTTAACATCGGGGGGTCGCCGTCGTTCACGACGCAATCTGCAGGGGTTTGGAACAGTGGCCTGTGGAACATCGCGCTCTGGGCAGGTTCAGCAAATTCTTACCAGGCGTGGGTTGGCACGACTGGGCTCGGTTACTACGCGTCGCTACGCATGAAAGTGCGCGGGTTGCCTGGCACGATCTTTACGTCGTCACACATAATGACTGAGCGTGGCGGGAGCATGTGATGGTTGGCTCACAATCACCTTCTTCACTGATCGCGGCGCTGCGCAATGCTCAGTCGTCACCGCTCGTAGGCCCAAGCGGTCCAGAGGCTCTGAGTTATCCTTGGATGTTGGTCAGCAGCAGCCCACTTGTTTTGCCAGAACGAGCAGCAGTTCTAGACGTTGTTAATTCGGCGCCGACGCCGGTGCCGCCAGTGTTAGCACCGCCGTTGCCGCCTTTTCCACCGTGGCCGCCTGTGCGCTCGAGACCGCCCCTGCGCCCAGGTCCGCGCAGGGAGCAAATCAGACTGCGTGCTAATCCATCGTCCGAAGTGGTTGTGTCGCCTCTTGACGCGCCCGGTATCGAGGACGTGCCCGATATCGAGGACGCGCCCGGTATCGAGGCCGCGCCAGCATCTGGTATTGAGATAGTGGAAGATTTTACTGTACGTCCAACGGAAGACCTTGATTCTTTGAATTTCGAGAGATTGATCTCTCCAGCTCGCGTTGCAGAAGAGCCGGCGAGTGTCGCGGTTGAGCCTCAACCAGCCGTTGACTCCCTGCAATTTGATTTGATGGACATCGTACCAGTGGTGCAGGAGCAGGCAGCAGTCGAACCCGAGTTGGTGATGGTTGAGCCAACCGTTGATGCGACGGCATTGCGTATTGCGGAAGAACCCGCGCAAGCTGCAGTTGAACCGCAATCGGCAATTGTTGAGCCGACTTATGACGCAGCGTTGATGGACATATTGCAGATGCCCCCGCTGCCCCAGGCGCAGGCTGACTTTGGCATTCCGCAGGAAGACTCTTTTGTTTTCGAACCAGAGTTACCGCAAGAGCGAGTAATAGATGACTTCTATATTCCGCGAGACCCTGCAATTATTGAACCGAGATACGAACTAGACCCTGCTGATCTGCGACTTCTCGAGAACATCTTCATGCCATCGACGCCGCAGCAAAAGCAGGAGCCAGTCGTGCAAACGATAAATCCAATCATGCTCGATGACCCGGTTCTGCTGGCAATTTTGAGTGGGAGATTGGATGCCACGCTGGACGGTAACGTGGGCGCTCGCGTCCAGGCTCCTGAATCGCGCCCTGCCACCGCCCGGCGCCCACGTTCAGGCAGATGAGGGGCTATGATCCAGACTGCTCATCAGGATTTGCTGGCGCGGTGGCTGTGCGAACGCATCGGTTACATGCCAACCCCGTGGTTGCGTTGCATCGGCAATGTAACACCCGCGGGTAAAATTCTCGGCGTCGTTGGTTTCGATGCGTGGAACGGCGCGTCATGCGAGATGCACGTTGCGGGCGAAGGCAATTGGGTAACGCGCGATTTGATATTCGCGACGTTCGATTATGTTTTCAACGCCGCCAACCTAAATGTTGTCATCGGCATGGTGCCGTCAAGCAACAAGAAAGCGATTCGGTTTGACAAGCACGTCGGCTTCACAGAGGTCGGGCGTATCAAAAACGGCGCGCCCGAGGGCGACCTAATCATTATGCAATTGCGGCGTGAGAACTGCCGCTATTTGGAGAGGGTACATGGGCAGCAAACGCACGCCGCCGCCGCCTGATTACACCGGCGCCGCGATGGCCGAGGCGCAAGCCTCGAGAGAAAATCTGAACATGCAGAATTTCGCGAACCGGCCGGCGATTTATACGCCGTTTGGTTCCGAAACTTGGCAAACCAATGCGACGATCGACCCAGCCACGGGTCAACGCGTGACCCAGTTCACGCAAAACACTGCGCTCAACCCTAAACTGCAGCAGGCACTCGATGCGCAGATCAACATCCAGCAAGGGCGCAGCGACCTCGCCAATGCGTTTTTAGGCCGCGTTGGCGAGGAGTACCGACAACCGTTTGACTTTCAGAATCTGCCTGCGCTGACCTCTGCTGGAATGCCTGGTCAGTTGCAGACTAACATTGCCGACTACTCGCCCGGCTTGCAGTCGGACGTGATGCGTCAAGGTGTTGTTAGTGGCTTCAACTTTGGCGCCCCGCAGATGGGCGTCAACTTCGGCAACGCACCGGCGCTTCCGCAATACGACGCAGGCTTTCGCAATCAAGTTGCTGGCGAGCTCATGGGGCAGATGCTGCCGCTGCAGCGAATGCAGCAGCAGGCGCTCGAGACAGATTTGTCGAATCGTGGATTCAAGATCGGCTCGGCCGGGTATCAGCGCGGGCTCGATGATTTGAATTTGAGACAATCTATCGAGCGTTACAACGCGCTCAACCAGGCTGGCAATGAAGCACAGCGTCTGTACAACATGCAGATGGGCACTCGCCAACAGGGTGTCAGTGAGGCGTTATCGGCCGGCGGCTTTGGAAACCAGGCACAACAGCAACTGTACGAGCAGATGATGGGTCAGGCTGGTCTCGCGAATCAAGCCGGTGCGCAATTGTTTGGACAGGATATTTCTGCTGCAAATTTGCGGAACCAGGCACTCAACCAGGCACAGAATCTGGACATCAACCGTTTGCAGACCATGAACCAAGCGTCCAACCAGCAGTTCAACCAGAATCTCGCGTATGCGCAGATGATGAACCAGCTCCGTCAGCAGGCCATCGCGGAGCAGGCACAGCGACGCGGCATGTCGCTCAACGAGATGAACGCGCTGCTCACCGGCCAACAGGTCGGTATGCCGCAGATGCCGCGGTTTGTTTCATCAGGCGTTGCAGAAACACCGCAGTTGCTGGCCGCAGCCGACATGAACTATCAAGCGCAGCTCAGTGCGGCAAATGCGCGCAACGCAGCCATCGGCAACACGATTGGAGGTTTAGCTAGCCTTGGTAGTGCCGCAATCGGTAACCCAGCATTCGCGTTTTCAGACATTCGACTAAAAACGAACATTCAACGCGTAGGCACTCACGCAACGGGAGTCGGAATCTACGACTATGACATGGCGGGGTATCGCCAGCGTGGCGTAATCGCGCAAGAGCTGCAGAAGGTGCGACCAGACTTAGTTGGTCAACACGCAAGCGGCTATCTCACTGTTAATTACGGAGCACTTTAATGATAACTGGCAACAACAACGACGATCTGTTTCTACAGTTCCTGATCTCGCAGGGCCACTTGGTTCCCGAAGAGGAAAGGCTCGCGCGGCATCAGCAATACATCGACACACTGCGTAAAGACATCTCTCAACCTCTTACTGGTCAAATGGTGGGTGAAACTAAGGACCGACCTGGTCATTATGTCGCGCCCGGCTGGGGCGAGTATGTCGGGCTTGTCGGCAAGGCGCTGATGGCGCGCCACGGCGCGAAAAAGCTGTACGGCGACGATGGGAAAGGCGGCGAGTATGGTGCGCTTCGTGAACAACAGACCAGCGCACTTACGAAACTGCGAGACGCGCTTATTGCACGATCTTCTCCCACTGACGACGATATGACGGCGGATAGTTACTGGCACCGCGTGATGCGACCGCCGACCTTGCGCCGACTTTGAATCCGTACTAGCAAGAAGTTTACTGGAGACGGGTATGGACTTTTTTAATCCCTATGACCGCGACAAAGTTGCAGCCTTTCAACAGGTGCTCCGCGGCCCGATCCGCGGCCCGAGCGACGTTGCAGCCAATGAAGCAGCCATTCAAGAGGCGCTCCGCGGCCAGAATGCTGCAACTGCAAGCAACGCAGGTGGCATGTTGACCAACAACGTGCCGGTAGGATCAGTACCAAAAGCCAGGGCTGCCGCAGAAGCGGTTATGGAGCCTGGCGAAGAATACATCCGCAAAGCACTGGAGTTGTTTGGTCAGCCAGACGACTACTCGCAGGCGCAACAGTACGCACGCGCCCGCGCGCAAGAATCAGACAGTGCCATGCTGAACGCGCTTGCGGCACAATTTGCCGGCCGGCGTTTTGAGCCCGTGACTGAAACATATTTGAAGCGTTCGCTTGCCGCGCGCGAGCCGTTGCGCTTTGGCAGCACGACAATTAGCGCAGACGGCACGGTGATGAAAGACCCAGGCGCGTCTCGAGAGCGTGAAGCTCAGCGCCTGATGCAGCTCGGGCAGTTTGAGATGACGTTAGACGACAAGCGCAAAGCGAGAGAGGAAGCCGCTGCCGCGAGAATGGACTCGCGCGCGTTCCAAGAAAGCACAAAGCTGCGCACAGAGCTCGACACTAGGCTTCAGAAGATCGACGCCGGTGGTTCGTTTGCCTCGAGCGTTTTGACGCAGCTTTCGGACCCAAGCATTGCCGAAGACCCAGTGAAACAGGTCGCGCTTATAATGACTTTTGGCAAGCTGCTCGACCCGCAATCAGTCGTTCGCGAAGCAGAGCAGCGCATGATCGCAAATGCGCGTGGCGTTTTTGCGGCCGTTCTGAATTACCCAGACAGAATTGGCAGAGGCGTCATGCTGACGCCAGAGCAACTGAAGAGCATGGGCGATGTCGCGCGCACCCTGAGCGGCGGAATTGAGCAGCGCAGAAGCGACCTTTTCAACTATTACGGCGGCCTTGCTCAGCGATACGGAATTCGACCGGAAGACGTGCTGCCGTACAACGCGAGCGGCTGGTTGAATTTAAATGACCCGCTTAATTTATTGAGGCCGCGTTAATGGCGCAGATCACTATGTCGGAAGTGCGGAAGCGCTTCCCGCAGTACAAGGACATTGACGACGATAGGCTGCTTGAGGCGCTGCGCCAGCGTTACTACTCCGACATTTCGCCGGAGCAGTTCAGCGCGATGGTCGTGCGTGACCTGGGACCGCCGGAGGCAAAACTAACGGACGATTGGCGTCGCAACACCATGCGTAGCATGGCGGGCGCACGGCTCAAAAATATGTCGTATTTGCCAAAGGCGTTTTTGAATATTGGCAGCGGCGTGCAAGAGCTGGTGACCGGCGCGCAGCAGCGATACAACGATTTGTTTGGTGATGAGGAGCGTGGCGCAGAGCTTCGGCGTCGCGCAGCAGATGAGCGCGCGCTTGCAGAGACGTTAGCCGCAAACACAACAGGCGGCGGTGCCCTGCAAGTTGCGGGTAATGTTTTGCCAACGCTGGCGATTCCCGCGGGTGTATTTTCTAACGTAGCCATGCGCGCAGGAACTTTTTTGCCTCGAGCGTATCGCGCGCTGCGAACCGGAGGGGCTATGGCGCCTGCCGCGACAACAACGGCGCGCCTCGGTAGCATAGGGCTCGTTGGTGATTCTGTTTTAGCAGGGATGACTTACGGCGCGTTGCGGCCTACAGTTGAGGGCGAAAGCGCGCTGCAGAATATGGCAATGGGCGGTGCGACAAACGCGCTTTTGCCAGGCGGCGCAGCGATTTTCAACACGGGCCGGCGCATGGTTACAAGGGGCGGCGGCGGCGAACGCGCAGCCGAGCAAATTGTGGACGATCTTGCCGGCGAGGGTGCCGACCAGGCAACGCGGCAGAGCGTGCTGCAGCAGACGCTAGGCCAGTTGCGCGGCGGTCAGCAAGGCCCAATTCGGTTGTCGTCTGCCGCGCAGCTTGACAGCGCAGACCTTGCTCGACTTGAGCGAGGCAGCCGTGCGCGTAACGCCGCAAACTGGTCAGAGTTTGACGAGCTGCAAGCGCGAGAGGTTGCAGATCAGGTTACTCGTGCGACGCGTGAGTCGCAGATGCTCAGTCAACGTCAAGCAAAGCGTCGAGCAGGGTGGAAAGAAGATTGGGCGAAGGCCAGCGGCAGCGCAGAGCTTGGTGAATTTGCAGGCGACTTGGCAAAGTTCCGCAATTCCCTTGACGACGCCATGCTGCAGCCTGACGCAAGCAACCCCGCAGTGCGCAACATGCTCAAAACAATTGCTGACGATATTGACCGAATTGCGGACGCAGGGGTGCCATATACGCCAGGGCATTTACAACAAATCCGCGCGAACATGGCGGCAAAATTCTCGCCTCTCAATCCTAATGCGCTTGCGGGCGCGCCTCGGGATTCGGCGTCGCGCATTGCCACCATGCAGCAAATTGACGATATCTTGAATCGCGCAACAGGGGGTAAATATCAAACTGTTTTGGACAACTATGCGCGCCGGTCGCGTTTAGTCGATCAGTCAAAAGCCGCGGGGCGCGTGCGCGACACATTCTACGACGCTGATACGGGACGCGTGCTCGGCACCTCGGCGGATGCGGCAGGCGACGTTCCAAAAGTCACTGAAGCGGCGTTGGGACGTGCAATGAACCGCGCTCGGGGTAAGGACGGCGCATCTCAGTTGTCGTCGCGCGCCAAAACACGGCTCAATGCTGTGCTCGACGCGCTGCGCCGTCAAAACATTACCCAGCGCATTGCGAAGACTGCGACGGCAGGCGGCGGTAGCAACACCGCGAGCGACACCATTGCAGCGGAAGCGGCGGCGCAAGTCGGTGACACGATTGCGGGCGCCGCCGGCGTTCCGAGCTGGGTAAGCCGGTTGGGACTAAGTCGTCTCGAAGACGCAGCAACCGCTAACCGCGACCGCGCGCTTGCCGAGGCGTTGCAAAACCCCGACGAGCTGCGCCGCATTCTTGAACGACTTGAGCGATCCGGTCAGCCGTTGTCGCCAGAGCAGAGCGTTTTGTTGAACGTGCTGCGCGGCAGTGCGGCAGGCGCAGTTGGGAATTGATAGGAGAGAAAAATGCCCCGTAATGCTAGTGGTACATACACCCTTCCCGCCGGCAACCCGGTCGTCTCTGGCACGCTCATTGATTCGGGCTGGGCCAACACGACGCTGAACGACATCGGCAACGAGATGACCGATTCGCTGTCACGCTCGGGCGAGGGCGGCATGTTGGCGCCGTTTCGGATCACTGACGGGCTCCAGGCGACGCCCGGCTTTGCGTTCTCTAACGAACCGTCCACCGGGTTCTATCGCGCTGGCACCAACGAAATGTGGTCAGTGGTCGGCGGCACGCAGATCACGCAGTTCACGGCCACCGGCATGACCGGCCGCTTTGCGGCGGGTGCCGTGAGCACGCCATCGTTCACGGCGTACAACGACCTCAATACCGGCATCTACTTCCCTGCGACCGACGAGATTGCCCTTACGACCGCCGGCGTACAACGACTTTCGATCAACTCGACGGGCACCGTGAGCGTGCCTGGCAACGTCGCCATCACCGGCACGTTCAGCGTGACTGGCGCGTTGACCGCCAACACTTTCGCTTCGAGCGGCGCGACGCTGACCGGAGGCTCGATCAACAACATGGCGATTGGTGCGACGACGGCCTCGAGTGGTGAGTTCACGACGCTCACGACCAGCAGCACCAGCACGCTCAATGACCTGACGGCCTCCACCGCGCTCGCTCTTAATGCAAGCAAAGCGATCGTGAGCGTCACGAACACTGGCACTGGGAACAATGTGCTTGCAGATTCTCCGACGTTCTCTGGCACGGTCAGCGGAGCTGCCGCCACACTATCCGGCAACCTCACCCTGTCCGGGGGCACCGCCAACGGCGTGTTGTTCTTGAACGGCAGCAAGGTGGCAACGAGTGGGAGTGCGCTGGTGTTTGACGGCACCAACCTCGGCATCGGGACGGCGAGTCCGGTGGCGAAGTTGGATGTTATCGGGACGCAAAATGTATCGGGTGCAGCAAGCGGAAGCGCAACTGGAACCTTTGTTATCAAGGGGGCGCAATCGAATGCGAGCGGATTGGTGCTCACGCAAAACAACTCTACCGATACCTCCAGCATAACAAATTATTACAGCGGGCCGATTGTCTTTGCGACCAACAATACCGAACGTATGCGCCTCGACTCCACGGGGAATTTGGTAATTGGCGGCACAACCCCTAAAGTCACTGGGCTTTCTGGTGGCGGCAAGGGATTCACGGTTGAAGACTCAGCAGCGCCAACAATCGCGATCTGGGATACGAGCGATGGAAGTTATTATCTGAACCTTTCTCAGATCTCAGAAAATTCATATCTCTGGAACATCGGTAAAA